ATCTTTTGATTGTCTTCCAGCAATGCGCCGTCAGGCTCGCCATGGGTTTGCTTTCGCACAGGCAAATACTGAACAATCACGCAAGGAAGTTTCTTATCAGGAAATGGATTTTCTTCCATCCGAATAACCACATCACCTACCCAAGCCGCAACAAAAGGAGCCACTACACCATTATCGTTAATGTCCCAAAATCCCCAATACTCATGCACTACAAACTTTTTGCGAGGTTTATCGCTAAAGTTAAAGTTGCTCACCCCATCCGTGGTCGAATGATCTGGAGAAGACAACAAACTCCCACTGCCTTGAGAGATATTCAACGAATCAAGATTCTTGTATCGCTTGTCTTTTTTCAATGCAGAAAGAGAAGTCTCAAAGCTAAAAACAACGAAGCTTGCTTTTTTAATATCGCCGTTACACAACGGGTCAATGGTCACATTGCGGTAATCCCAAACCTCCACGGTAGGGTGATTAGCCACTACCTTCATTTTTTTAACTTGCTTGACGCCTATCTTTTTCGGCTCAATAGACTCGCCCATTTCCTGAGACATGGCGTAGGCTTGCTTAAGCTCTTCAGGAATCTCTGATTCAAAGCGCTCAGGATCTTGCTGAACCAGCATTGCCAACTCTTCATGCACAGGTGCAAACTCAGGGCTGATGACATACTGGAAATCCATCTCTTCAGAGGCTTCTTCAGTCTCTTCAAAGTTCCAGCCTGTACGCAACACCACCGTTCCTTCGTCAACCGCAGTACGCACGTACTCGTCGATGAAAGAAGTCTTGTCCATCTTGTTGTTGAACTGGTGATTCAGTACCAACTGGTTTTGCTCTGCTGCGCCTTTGTCTTCAAAGGTCACAGGACGCACGTTGAACACGTCATCTGTGCTCAGAAAAGGCTCGCTCAATGCGGGATAGCGCCACTCTGCTTGCTTGCGAATAAGCTTGGGAACAATAGACGAGTTTCCCTTGGGAGACTTGATCTTTGCGTCGCCTTCTACATTCAGATTGTCAAGCCAGCCTTGGATCTTGCTGTCCTGAGCATCTTTGGCAGGCGTAGCGTCTTGAAAATCTTGCTTCAAGTCCTTCAGACTGGGAGGATTCTTCCAGTCAACCAGCTTAGAAATATCTGTTGGTGCAACTAGGTTTGGTTCTTGCATTGAGCGATCCATACATTATGTTTAACCCCACAATACCAAACTTTGTTGACTAAAGTTCTGGATTGTCACGTACTGTCTATCTTTAATGAGTATTATGCCAACAAACCAGATTTAATCTTACCAAATCCTTTTCTACTACCTAATTCGTTATCTGTACCTATGTTTGCCCCACTAAAAGTTAAAAAACTGGTTGCTCACGCGGCCTATCCTCAATACGCTACTGCTGGCGCTGCGTGTTTTGATCTTAAAACCTCAATCACCCAGCCACTTAAAATTGAAGCAGGATCTTCTGCTATTGTTCCTACTGGATTGTCTTTTGAAGTGCCAGAAGGTTTTGTCATGAACGTCTACTCCCGCAGCGGTCACGCTTTTAAACACAATGTACGCCTAGCCAACTGTGTTGGCGTCATTGATTCCGATTACAGAGGTGAGTTGCTGGTCAAGCTGACCGCTGACGGTGTTGCCTACACAGTGCAGCCCGGAGAATCCATTGCCCAAGCCCGCCTTGAGCAGCTTTTTAGGGCTGTCTTTGTTCCTGTTACTTTCCTTTCTGAAACAGCAAGAGGCTTAGGTGGTTTTGGCTCCACGGATGCCAAGTAAAATCGCCTTTTAACTAACCAAAGGAGAGCCACTATGGCTAAGTCAGAAGCATGGACTCGAAAAGAGGGCAAAGCAGAGGCAGGCGGCTTGAACGCCAAGGGACGTGCTTCTTACAACAAGGCAAATCCCAATAAACCAGGTCTTAAAGCGCCACAGCCAGAAGGCGGTTCAAGGCGTGACTCTTTTTGTGCCCGTATGAAGGGCATGAAAAAGAAAAATACGTCAGCTGCGGTAGCTAACGATCCTGATAGCAGAATTAACAAAAGCCTTCGGGCATGGAAGTGCTGACATGGCAACAAAATCCACGGTAAATGCCGCAAGTAACTACACCAAACCAGGTATGAGAAAGGCTATCTTTGAATCTGTTAAGGCAGGCAGCAAAGGCGGAGACCCCGGCCAATGGTCTGCTCGCAAGGCTCAGTTGGTTGCTGTCAAGTACAAGGCCAAAGGCGGGGGGTACAAAGATTGAAAGCTTCTCAAAAATCATTGAAGTCTTGGGGCGATCAAAAGTGGAGAACCAGTGACGGCTCAGAGTCCAAAGGCAACAAGCGATACTTGCCTGATGCTGCTTGGAACTCTCTCAGTGCCAATGAGAAGGCTGCAACAAACAAAGCTAAGGCCAGTGGCAATTCACAAGGCAAGCAGTTTGTGGCTCAGCCAAAGAAGATTGCAGATAAAACTGCCAAGTACCGATAAACCTGTGTAGCAACCCCCATGTAAAAAGGCTCCCTGTGGAGCCTTTTTATTTTGGCTACTTAGTAGCCTTTACTACCGCCTTTTTTGGCAGGAGCTTTGATGGGAAAAGGTTTGGGTGGCATCTTCTTTTTATCTTTCATAGTATCTCCTTTGAATTAAATAGGGGTGAAGCAAAGCAGAGTGTACTACACCCAACCTCGTTGGCTAAGCCTATCGTTTTGTGACCCTTGATCTACCATTAGGTTAGCTACTTCAATCTGCATACAAGAACGCTCGTACTTAGCTGCATAGTTGTTGCCTGCATTGAACTCACCCGTCATTCCAATAGGATTATGAATCCTGCTGGCAATGTACAAAAGCAACGGCTCCAAATGAGTCTCTGGCAATTCAATAATGTCGTCTGTGTAGTCAACATCTTCAGTAATTAGCTTCGGGTGATTAGCCCGGTAAATCACTTCAAGCTTGCTTGTCTTGTATTGATCAGACAAGTTAGTGCTGCCATTCACAATGTCTTTGGCTACTCTAAGGACACTGGCACTTGGAGTAAAACAACTGTATTTGTCAGAAGAATCATTTAGTCCTACATTGACACCATCTTCCGTTAATACTTGCTCTACCTTTAAAAGATCTTTAACGCTCAATGGGTATGTGTACTTGTCTGCTTCCAGCACAACAATGCATCGACCTTCTTTCAAAGGAAAACGCTTGTACAAAGCAGTTAATGCCAAGTTAATGTGAGGAATTAGTTTCACAAGATTCTTTGTGTCTACAGACCCAACCGTATCACCGCCAATACTGATTTGAGACAACTCGGCAGCAGTTAGCTGCTCAAACACTTCTAGCAATTGCATCTTAATTCCTTAAACAATGTACGAAGCCAAGCGATCTTCCGCTTCTTCGCCAGCATCCAGCTCCCACATACCAGAACCTTTTGCATCTTCCACCATTGGTGCTTCTTCAGATGGCTTCCAAGGCTGCAAGGAACCCAGCATAGAGATAGTATCAATAAAGTCGTCGTGCTTGCTTCTAAATCCTGAAGCGGCTGCAAGACTCAACTCATTGATTGCTTCCATCATAGGTTCTTCTAGCTTCTTTTCTATTGGAAAAAACACCTTTCTGGCTTTAAATAACGGCACCACTGTATTGAACCTAACCATCTTATTGGTATTGGGTCGAATACCCGGCTCATTGCTGTTGCCCTCTGAAGCCAAGGAAAAGTAAATGTTGCGAATCATCATCTCGTTTTTGATCCAGGCAATGAAGCCGCCTTGTTGACCTGTCACTTCAATACCCACAGCTTGTGGCTTGTACATCTGAGCCAGTCTAAACAAAGCATCGACAGACTTGTCCATCAATTGACGCTTGCAAATACCGTCTACCCACAGCCAATCACCCACGTTGTTGTAAGCCCAAACACTGATAACTGAAAAGTCAGCGCTTTGTTTGGTAGAAGTGGCAAAGTCGGTGGTGATGTAAAAGTTGAACCTGCTCTTGTTCCGAATTACCGCGTCAATCTTGTACCAACCAATGTCACTGTCTTGAATCATGCGGTCATCGTCACTCATGATTCGCAGCATCAGCTCTTGGTTGAACGTTTCCAGCTTACCCAGCTTCAATGCCTTCTCGTACTGGTTTTTGACGTACTCATAAGTAAAGCGATCAGGCCAGCTGCCCCGAAAGTCCTCCTTGCTACACGGAAACTGTTCGCACACAGGAAAGACGTTAACTTTCCAAGCACCCGACTCAACTGCTTTGTACAGCGGATCTTTGGCATTGAAGGGTGTGCCTGACCAGATCACCATGTTCTTGGTTGGATGCAGTGCGTAGTCCACTGCTTTGTACACAGTGTCTTCTACCGAGGCAATCACAGTCGCAGAACGTGCGTCCTCATCGCTGATCAAGTCATCCAGCACGGCCAGCTGAGGCCGTTGTCCCATTTCCTTTGCACCACGGACACCAGTTTTTGCCCCATAACCTTTGACAATAAATATCTGTCCATCCAGGTTCTCAAACTCCCATCGAATGTCTGTGAATTGAATTCGTGGGATGTATTGCTTTAGAAACTCAGAGTTTTCCCAACGGAACTCCAAGTTCTTTCGCATGTTCTTGACACCGTTCTCGATGCTGTCCGAGACATACAGTGCCAGGTTGATCTTGCCAAAGCCAGGAATCTCCCCGTAGGTTCCCAAGTACAGAAACAAGTACTCACCCATCAGAGTGGTCTTGGCGATGCCTCGGTGGCACAGGTTGATCACCCGGTTGCCGTTGTCGGTCAACGTGTCTAGCATGTGATAGTGGACCAAGGGAGTCTTGTGCTCTTCCCCTTTTTCACCATTCACCAGCTTGATGAACGTTACAAACTCCAGTGCAAATTCACTGGGCACGTACTTGGGGTCTACGCTGTACTTGGTGTTGTTTAGATAGTCTTCTACTTTCCAGTAGGTGCTGGTTACTTCTTCAACAGAGTTCATCCCCTGCCCCCTAAGGCACCGAACGCACGGAAGTCCACTGCCGTGTTCGCAACAGGAGCACCTGTACCTGGGTCCACAAAGCGAGGCATCTCTTGCATGGGCAAGCTGTAAGCCTGCATAGCTCTTGCTTGCTCTGCCTGCCGCCTGGGCATCTGCTGCATAAACTGGCTCCAAGCCTGCTCTGCCTCAGTGCCTACAGGCGCAGCTGCTTGCTGCTGCTGAATCAGCTCTACTTCAGGCGACGTAGCCTCCATAGCAGGAGTGCTGCTGGCAGCAACAGACATAGGGGCAGGGACGGAGACAGGAGCGCTGGTTCTAGCTGCTTGGTTGACAGGTCCAGTTAGACCCGGCTGGGCATTGCCTGCCTTCTCACCCATACGTGACACAACCTTCTGCGCGTACTGCAAGGTGTTGGGTGCATTGGGGTTTCTTGGATCAGAAACTGCCCTGCCCTGCAAAGCCTTTTTCATGCCACCAGGACCGCCGTAATAACCCACTGCTGTCAGCTCAGAGTTGCCGCCCGACAATTTATCCAGCTGCTTGATGTACCGAATACCAGCCCTTGCATTTTGCATAGGGTCGTCAATATTCCAGTCCTTGTCTGCCACAGAAGAAAACGTAGACGGAATGATCTGCATACCGCCCCTTGCACCAGCATTGGAAGTAGTGGTGTTATTACCCCCACCACTCTCTTGCATGTGAATGCTACGGGCCAACTCGGCCATGCGGCCAGTCACCCCTTCAGCAACCAAGGCTTGTTCAAACAAACTGGGTGTTTTACTCATTGGCTTCCTTAAACAATTTCCTTAGCCACCACATCCACATACAGTTTACTATGTGCAATCTCTTGTGCATTAGAAGCACCTGATTCAAGCATAAGCCGCTGTTGTCTTGCCAACTCCATGGTTGTAGCACGCAATGCAGCAATAGCGCTGTCTTCTTTAACAGTAATGTCTAATTCAACCTTCTGAGTATCAGGCATCTTCAGTGCTTGCATCAAGTGGGCAGCAGCATCGCTCCTTACCTTCTCACTCTTAGCCGACACCATTAGATCAGCCTGCACATTCAACGCCCGTTGATACAGATCTTGGTTTAGCACATAACTAGGAATCAGCGTCTGCTCAAAGATCAGGTTAACCAACTTGCTCTTGTTGTACGCAGTGACATAAGAGGCAATGTCTTTAGACACCACCCCTTGAGCCACGAAGTTGGTGATCTTGTTTGGGAATGTCTTGCTGTAGGCATCAATGTTGGTGCATCCCATGAGCTTGTGGCTTACGTATTTAACGGCATCCACGTAACTGGTGACCTTGAACTTACCGTCTGACATGACACGGGTGTAACTAAGCAAGTTTTCCCGATAAGCCTCATACATCTCAGGCTCAGCCAGTGTCAGGTTGATTTGGTCAATCAACTCCTGATTAATAGACTTCTTTACCTTGTCGGGCAAAGCTTGCTTGAATTGCTCAACAGTAAGTGCGGTCATTGGTTTCAGTTAGGTTATAGACAACGTATCGTAACTGAAAACAAAAAAGGAGCCTAAGCCCCTTTCTTTTTAAACCAAGAAGATTACTTGGCTAGTTCACATTTCAACGCATAGCCCATCAAAGGCCATACTTTCGTCACTGCGTTGGCGCGGGCGATCTTGCGGCCAATTTCAGCGTCGAAGTTCTCTGGGCTGGCGCAGGCGCTCTCACCTGTGACGGTGAACCCGTTTTGCAGGACAAGGACGCAAAAGGTGAGCAGACTTAAAGGGACTGCTTCTTTGCCAAAGCCATCGGCGTCATGCCACCTCTGAACAATGCCCTCGCTTGGAGAAAGTATTGCCTGTCCAGCAGTGAAGTAATGCTCGCTGGCAATATTCGCCTCGATGTCAGTAGGCGTTACCCGTGGAGCAGTCTTGCCCTTGCTTTTGATCATCTTTTCGATGTGGTTGTCACTCATGTCAGGAGATGTAGTGTTGTTCATGGTTCCCTTAAAAAGATTAGTCGCGAATAGTACCGCAGGTTTGGCGAGAAACTTCTATAAAATTTTTATCGACTTTTATCCTAGAAATAATAATTGAGATTTAGAGCGCAGGTTTTGGGGAAAAATCATATTGGGGTATG